TGGCGAACCATCTAAACCAGTCAAAGAAGAAGCAGAATTGGAAGAGGCTACTAAGTATGTCGTTCACTACACTGACTCTAAAGGACAGCATGTCAACTCTTCTAAAGCATTCGATGATAAGAAGAAGGCTGATGCGCATGCTGATAAAGGTAATAAGATTGACAAGGTCGGCGGCAAGTATACCGTGAAGCCTATGCAGAATGAAGATAATGTCAATTTCGATAACGAAGGAAATCTAATGGCAGAGAAAAAGTCTTACACAGAATTCATGTCTCAACTACTCGAGTACGAAGTTGACAAGAATGGTCGTTATGTACACAAAGGTAATTACGGCAGCGCATACAAAGACCCAGAAGGTGCTGATGATGCTGACGACAAACCAAAGAAAGCAGCTGGACGTAAAGTTGGCTCTAAGGTTGGTCCAAAGAAGAACCTTGGCAACTCTAAGTTGCACACAAAATAAATAAGTAAAAGTCCAAAATTCAAGGAGAATAAAAATGGCACTATGGGGTAAAACTGACGCTGACGAAAGCCGTCCAAAATATCTAAACTCTACTGATCTAGCTAAGTGCGTGTTCGTTGACGCTACTGAAGCTGCTCAGGAAACCAATAAGAAGCGCGGTCTAACTAGCGGTGGCTGGTGGTTGTATAACACATACAATGACCAACACGGTACTACTCGCTACAAGGCTGAGTTGATCGTTGCGATGAACGAAACTGCTTTGGCAGCTGGTGACCGCGCTGATGATACTAAGGCAGCTGACGCTACTTACACTATCACTATCGGTACTCAACCTGCTGATCAAGACACTGATACTGGCGCAGCTACTTTCACTGTAGCAGCTACTGTGTCTTCTGGTGGCGGTACTCTAGCATACCAATGGCAAGTTAAGTCAGTTGGTTCTTCACGCTACGTGAACGTTGCTGGTGCAACATCTTCTTCATTGGCTCTAACAGGTCAACTTGAAGCTAACAGCGGTGATCAATACCGTGTTAAGATCACTTCTGCAAACGGCGCTGGTGAAGTAACATCTGATGTTGCTACTCTAACATTCGTTAGCTAAGCTAAATAATTATACGCAAGAGGGGAGATTGTCTCCCCTCTTTTTTGATAGTTATGGAAGATGATGCAAGAAAAGTTGACTGATAATAATTTCATCCTTTATGCGATGCACCACTACGATAATCCGCAGTGTCATTCGTTAGAGGAGTTCGAAGAGGACTTGAAGAAGTTTCTCTATCTGAAGAAGTTGTTATCCCGTTACAGGGTTAATGGTGAGTTAAGAGAACGATTGATTCTCAATCACATCATTGTATTGTATAACATCTTCGGAGACGCAGCAACTAGAATGCTATTTCATAAGATAGATAGTTCATGTTGGTCTGTATTGATTACGTTCTTGGTATACCTCGAACGAATGCCCGAAACCTTACCTGAGTTCGGTATCATATTATCTGACATACCGCTTGATGAAACAGTAGTTGCTACACTAAGGAAGATTTAATGGCACGTATCGTAGACAACCTAATCGCATTTCGAATTCTTTCAATGTTAGTCACTAACTTTGAAGACACAGATGCATTCAAACTAGGTATCATTGACGCCAAAGGTAAAGCCCTTAAGAAGTCTGCTGAGTTGACAACGTCTGCTGAGAAAGAAGCATACACATACCTACATCGCTTGGTCTTCACTATGAAGAAAATCATCAACAAGTTTGGTGGTGAGACTAAGTTGAAAAGTCTAGTCGCAGCTTTGTGGCTAGTTAAAGAATACTATGAGAGTGGTTCACGTACCACATCTCTAATGGAAGAACGCTACGCTAAGATTGTCGAAGTTCTAGACAACAATGTCATCCTTGCTGAAGAAGAAATTCTAGTTAAGAAGTTCATGGCAGAAGAAGGTGTTGGTGTGGCAGCAGTTGGTGGTGCGCCAACTAATAACACTGCAGGTGCATCTGTTAAAGAACCAGTTGTGGGTAAGAAAGACATTAAGAAGTACAGAGGTACTATCGCTCGTCGTCCGCAACTTAACATACCAGAGATTAAACCATAATGTGGCTACTTGATTATCTCCCGTTCTGGGTGTTCCACCTGATTGTCTTAGTCGGCATCGGTGGAATTCTTGCTTCTAAGGTACTAACATTTATACCTTTGATGAACATCTACAAAGCGCCGATTCAAATCGCTGGCGCTGTTCTGTTGATCATTGGTTTGTATATGGAAGGTGGCATCTCAAATCAAGAGAAGTGGGAAGCCAGAGTTGCCGAAGCAAAATTAGAAATGGCTAAAAAAGAAGTGGCATCAGCCGATGCTACTGTTAAGGTCGTTACAAAATATGTAAATGTTGACCGAATCGTTAAGGAGAACGGTGATGCAATCGTCAAAGAAATTCCAAAGTTTATCAGTAAAGATGCTGATGCTCAGTGTGTTGTGCCTAATGGTTTCGTCGTGCTCCACGACAGTGCCAGTCGCAATGAAGTTCCCGACTCCACCAGAGGTGTTGATGAAGGAGCCTCCAAAGTTAAACTCTCTGGAATCGCAGAAACAGTAACTCAGAATTACACCACTTACCATCAGGTGAGTGAGCAACTGAAGGCGTTGCAGGACTGGGTTAAACAACAACAATCAATCTATAACAAGTGACGCCATGGAAACAGAAAGAATTGCGAAATTGGAAATCCAAGTCGAAGGTATTAAAGAAGACGTCAAAGACCTTAAAATGGACGTAAAGGAAGTTCACTCTCGTATTACAACAGGTAATCGCGAGATCATGGACAAGATTGATGATATGGATCAGAGATTGGAAAAGAAGTTGACAAAATCAGCAGAAGCTGCAAAAGAACAGCATCACGAAATTCAAATTGAAATTCAAAAAGACATCAAAGAAATCAAGGATCGTGTTGACGTTCTTGAAAGATGGCGTTGGATGATTGTCGGTGGTGCAATCGTTCTTGGTTATCTAATCGGACACTTAGAACTACTTGGTAAGATTCTTGGCAACTAAAGTTTGCTTTGCAAAATTGCATGGTGTATAATATGACTCTACACGTGGAGTTATTATGTTATACATTGATGCAAAGTACGCAGCCATTCTCGGCTCGCGTCTAAGAAATTTCAAAAAGAAAGACGACTATCTCTGGAATTATTCATGTCCAGTGTGCGGAGATAGTTCAAAGAACAAGTTAAAGGCACGAGGCTACATCTATCGTACCAAGTCTGACTTGTTCTGTAAATGTCACAACTGTGGTCACAGTACCAACATCGGTAACTTGATCAAGTATGTAGACACTCAACTTTATGATGAGTATGTCTTGGAGCGTTACAAAGGTGGCGCGACTCGATACAATGACCATAAAGAGGTAGCGCCCATGCTACCCAAACCCCAGACAGTAGAACTACTCGAAGACGACATCTTGTCTCCACTACAGAGACTCGACACGTTGGACGTTTCGCACCCTGCTGTCAAATACCTTCTTGAACGTAAGATTCCCAGACAGTTCTGGAGCATGTTGTCACAAACTCAGTGACACCGAAGTTTGAAGAACCAATTGTGGGCGACCATCCACGAATGATCATCCCATACTTCACTCCAGCTGGTAAGTGTTTTGCTTATTCTGCTAGAGCGTATGGAAATGAAGAGCCTAAGTATTACACCATCAAGGTTGATGAAACAGAGGAGAAGATTTATGGACTTGATAGAGTCGACTACAGCAAACGTATCTACGTGGTTGAAGGACCAATTGATTCGTTATTCCTACCAAACGCCATTGCCGTTTCTGGAGCCAGTTTTGACACCCCTACTATTAGGCGTCTTCTTACTAACGCAACTATTGTGATGGACAACGAACCGAGAAACAAAGACATCGTCAAACAACTCGGTAAATATATCAAACTCGGATACAGTGTCTGTATGTTCCCTGATACGATCGAACAGAAAGACATTAACGAAATGATTCTCAAAGGTGGAAAGTCTCCAGAGGAGATTTTGGAGATCATAAATAAAAACACCTACAGTGGAATTGAAGCGACCCTTAGATTTAGTACTTGGAAGAAAATATGAATGTAAAATTGATTAGTTATAGCAAACCCTCTCGCGAAATGTACGACGAAGGTTTAATGGATGCACAAGAACTCATTGCTTTCTGTGCACGAGTATCCAACCCAAGCAATCAGTTCAATATGGATACAGCTGACAAGCTGATTCGCTACTTGATCAAACATAAGCACTGGTCACCTCTTGAGATGGTTAGTGCTTGTCTCGAAATCGAAACAACACGCGACATCGCTCGCCAAATCTTGCGTCACCGTTCATTCTCTTTCCAAGAGTTCAGCCAGCGTTATGCTGACCCAACTAAGGATCTGGATTTTGTTCTGCGTGAGGCACGTCTACAAGACACCAAGAATCGTCAAAACTCTATTGACACAGACGATGTCGCTTTGAAAGCATGGTGGGACGCTAAACAGAAGTTCTTGATTGACTACGTGCGCACGACTTACGCAGAGGCAATCGAAAAGGGTATCGCCAAAGAACAGGCGCGAGCAATTCTACCAGAAGGCAACACAGTCTCACGTATGTACATGAATGGTACACTACGTAGCTGGATCCACTTCATCGAATTGCGCAGTTCTAATGGGACACAGAAAGAACATATGGAAGTCGCACGTGAATGCGCCCGAGTTATTTCTGAACTGTTCCCGATGGCGAGTGAATTTGTATCAGAATAACAAGGAAATATATGGAAGCAATTGTGCATGGCATTAAGGTTGACTACTCGCGCGATGAGTTGTTCGACGAATTGGGTAAGATTCGACTAAAAGAAAGTTATATGAAGGATGACGAAACGTCTCCGCAAGAAAGGTTCGCATATGTATCAAGTAAATTCGGCAGTAACCCAGAACATGCTCAACGCTTATATGAGCACAGCAGCAAGCATTGGCTTTCATACTCTACTCCAATCCTTTCGTTTGGTCGCAGCAAGCGTGGTCTACCGATCAGCTGCTTCTTAAACTACATTGAAGATACTGCGGAGGGTCTAGTTGATAACCTTAGCGAAACTAACTGGCTTAGCATGCTTGGTGGCGGTGTCGGCATTGGTTTTGGTATTCGTTCTGCTGATGACAAATCTACTGGTGTTATGCCCCACCTTAAGATGTACGATGCGTCCTCTCTGGCTTATCGCCAAGGTCGCACTCGTCGTGGCTCTTACGCTGCTTATCTTGACATATCTCACCCTGATATTCTAATCTTCTTGGAGATGCGTAAGCCAACTGGTGATCAGAACATGCGTTGCCTGAACCTTCACCATGGTATTAACATCCCTGATGCGTTCATGGAAATCATCGAACGTTGTATGATTGATCCGAATGCTGATGACTCATGGGACTTGGTTGACCCAGCGTCACATGAAATTCGAGAGACAGTCTCTGCTAAAGAATTGTGGCAGAAGATTCTCGAAATGCGCATGCAAACTGGTGAGCCGTACATCCACTTCATTGACGAGTCTAATCGTAAGATGCCTCAGCACTTGAAGGATCTAGGTCTTAAGATTCACCAGTCTAACTTGTGCTCTGAGATTATCCTACCTACAAACGAGCAACGTACCGCTGTTTGCTGTTTGTCGTCTTTGAACTTGGAATACTATGATGAGTGGAAAAACGATCCTACTTTCCTTCGTGATATTGCAGAAATGCTTGATAATGTGCTTCAGTATTTTATTGATAATGCACCTGCCACAATCTCCCGTGCAACCTACTCAGCCATGCGTGAGCGATCAATCGGTATCGGTGCGTTGGGTTTCCATGCCTTCTTGCAAAAGAACAGCTTACCATGGGAATCATCACTAGCTGTAGGACGTAACAAGGCGATGTTCGCCGACATTAGAGGAAAATTAGATGTTGTCAACAAACAACTTGGATCTGAAAGAGGTGAAGCGCCTGACGCTAAAGGTACTGGCAATCGCTTTAGTCATCTCATGGCTATTGCTCCCAATGCTTCTTCTTCCATTCTCATGGGCAATACTAGCCCTAGCATTGAACCTTATCGCGCCAATGCTTATCGCCAAGACACTCTATCGGGTTCTCACCTAAATAAGAACCGCTTCCTCGATATTGTGATCAAAGAAGAGGCTAAGAAACATAATGAAGACTGGTACAACGACGTATGGCGTTCGATTATTGCGAATGATGGTTCGGTTCAGCACTTGGATTGGATGGACGACTGGAACAAAGATGTTTTCAAGACGTCTATGGAAATTGACCAGCGCTGGGTCGTTCAACACGCCGCAGACAGGCAAGTACATATAGACCAAGCCCAGTCTCTGAACGTGTTCTTTAGACCAGACAGCCACATCAAGTACATCCATGCGGTGCACTTCATGGCTTGGAAAGAAGGTTTGAAGACTATGTACTACTGTCGTTCAGACAAGATCGCAAAGGCTGACAAAGTCTCTAAGCGTATCGAACGAGAGGTTATCAAAGAGATTGATTTCCACTCTATGGTCGGTGATGAGTCTGTTTGCTTGGCTTGCGAGGGATAACATGGACGCCTACGATATCGCTCATAAGATTCAGAAGTATTGGATGGCACTCGTTCCAAAGAATAGCGGTGAGATCCATAAAAACAAAGAAATTGTTAAAGTCCTTGTTATGACTAATGAGGGATATCGTGAAGTGATTGGAGTCAAGATAGTTGACGACAAAGTTGAATTAGTATTGGATAATGAATGATTGAACATATCAATAGGCACATTCTGGAGAAGAAAGCACTACACATCAAGAAGGGTATCGAACCTATCTCTTGGGAGTTAGTTGTTGAGCATCTTCAGAAGTGTGCCGACGGTGAACGTTATGGTGGACCAAGTGGTATTCTTAGCTATCAGTTGAATGAAGCTGAGACTATCCCAGAAGTCAAACGTGCCATGAATTATTTGAACGAAGAACTTCTCTTGAAGATTTTCGACGCACACATCTTCGTTTCATTCACGAAGACAGCACAAGGTAAGTTGCACACAGACAACCACAACGTCATTATCTGGGGCGTTAGTGATAACATGAAGGTACATCTCTACGGAGAAGGTGAAGATGAACCATTCTACAGCGAAGAATTTAACAAGGGTGACGTTGTATACATTCCAGCAGACATGCCACATCGAATTGAAGCATTGGGTGCGCGTGCACTGGTTTCATTCGGAATTGAAGTTGCTGACGGAGTGAAGTATAATAGTCCAATAGATAACCCA